TGTCCAAGCGCGGCCAGGGCACGGGCTATTCCGGCATCGAGAACCCGCTGTTCTACAAGGACAACACGCGGATGTTCTACGGCGACGCCAAGACCTCGCTGGAGGCCCTGCTGAAGCTCCTCTGAGCCGGCTGTTCCTGCTTCAATGGGGCCGGTCTATGGCATCTAGAACAGAGTGGAGACATAGGGGGAGAGGAAATCGGAAGGCTGCCCCAACGTCCTCTATGGGAAGCTGAACACTCTCTCCTGCCTGTCCCACTCCAAGGGAAACGGCTGCATCAGTCGGTCGAGGGTCACGGTAGACGGCTGCCGCCCGTCAAGAATGGCTTGGGTCAGTGACGGCGACAGCAGCGTCAGCCGCAGGATGCGGCTGAGGTAAGATGGATTGATCTTCTCGGCCGCGGCAAGTTCGGCCATCGAGGCGAACGCACCGGCCTCCAGCAGGCTCTTCCAGCGGTGACCTCGGGCAATCGCCTTGATCATGCTGCTGTCGATCCTGGTGCGGCTTGTCGGAAGCTCGACCTCCCCGGTCGGCGCGATGATGAGCTTGCGGCCGCCACGCTTGCGGATAGCTAGAGGAACGCGAACGGTAATGGTCGTGCGCTCGACGCTGCTCATGCCGCAGCTCTCCTGTCTGGATCGCCGACCGCGGCAAGGTCCTTCGCGATACTCGCCAGCCCTTCCACCCGCAGACGGATGTCGGCGCCTTCAAGGCCAACATCCACCCGCTCGACCAAGAGCTGGATGATCCGCGCCTGCTCGGCCGGAAAGAGCTCATCCCAGAGCGGTTCCAATCGTGCCAGCGGCTGGCGGACATCTTCCTCCGTGAGGTCTTCGATCTCGCTGCGCGCCGCACGCCACGCCCCAATCACCACCTCCGGGGTCACCAGCAGCCCCCGCACCTGTGCGATGACCGCCGCCTCGATCTCGCCGGCAGGGATACGGCGGAGCGGACAGGCGGCCGCCCTGCCCTCCTTCAAGACCGACTGGCTGACATAGTAACGGTAGAGCCGTCCCCGCCGTCTCGTATGCGTCGGCGACATCGCCGCCCCGGTGGGACCGAATATGAGGCCCTTGAGGAGCGCCGGTGTCTGCGCTCGGGTGCGGGTGGCACGGCTGCGGGCGTTGCCGGCAAGGATCGCCTGCACCTTGTCGAACTGGGTTCGGCTGACGATTGCCTGGTGCTCGCCCGGATAGGCCGTGCCCTTGTGTACCGCCTCACCGACATAGACGCGATTGTTGATCAGCTTGTAGATGTCGCCCTTGTCGATCAATCGGCCGCGCTTGGTCCGTACTCCCTCACTGCGCAACAGGTTTGCCAGCATCGTCGCCGATCCGACCGCGATAAAGCGGTCGAAGATCATTCGTACCAGCGCCGCTTCCGACGCGTTGATGACGAGCTTGCGGTCCTTCACGTCGTAGCCGAGCGGCGGGTGGCCGCCCATCCACATCCCACGCTTGCGCGACGCCGCCACCTTGTCGCGGATGCGCTCGCCGATCACCTCGCGCTCGAACTGGGCGAACGACAAAAGCACGTTCAGCGTCAGCCGGCCCATCGAGGTGGTGGTGTTGAACGACTGCGTCACAGCGACAAAGGTGACGCCGGTGCGGTCGAACACTTCGACGAGCCTGGCAAAATCCATCAGCGAGCGCGACAGGCGGTCGATCTTGTAGACCACCACCACATCCATCAGCCCGGCTTCGATGTCGGCCAGCAGCCGCTCTAGCGCCGGGCGCTTGAGCGTACCGCCGGAGACGCCGCCATCGTCATAGCGGTCGGGGACCAACACCCAGCCCTCGGCCTTCTGGCTGGCGATATAGGCTTCACAAGCCTCGCGCTGCGCGTCGAGGCTGTTGAAGGCCATCTCGAGACCTTCCTCGCTCGATTTGCGGGTGTACACCGCGCAGCGCTTCTTCAGCACGGCCGCCGCACGCGATGCCGATGCAGCCTTCGAGGTTGTCGACTTCACCATCGCCTTACCCGTGTTTCCCGTGGTTCTTCAGGCCGAAGAATGTCCAGCCGTTCCAGCGTGTGCCGGCGATGGCGCGAGCCACCGAGGAGAGGCTCTTGTAGGGCCGCCCCTGCCATTCGTAGCCGTCGACCAGCACCGTCACCTGATGCTCCGCCCCCTGCCACTCGCGCACCAGCCGGGTGCCGGCGATCGGTCGATCATCGGTGCGCCGGCCTCGCACGGCAGTCTTGCCGCCATCCAGTTGCTCGCCCAGGGCGTTCAGCCGTTCGCGTGTCTCTCGAGAGAGACCGCCGTAGGCCAGCTCCTGGAGGCGATAGGCGAGCCGGCTTTCGAGGAAGCGGCGGTTGTACGGCGGCGGCTCCGTCTCGAAGACCTCACGCCAGCGCTGCTTCAGTTCGGCAGCCGAGGCGCCCTTTAGCGCGGCGACCTGAGCCAGCACGCTTGCCTGTGGCGCGGGGGCTGGTCGAGAAGCAGCAGCGGTCATTGGAGAATCTCCGTATCGGACGTTTCGACTGACGCTCTGTGCGAAAGCGATGTCCACATCGGTCCGGCCAGGGTCGGCAAGGAAAGGCGAACTGTCTCCGTCAATCCTCATCCGTGGCGGCCGCACAGCCGTCACGCTCGGCTTGTCTAGCATTGAGGCGCACCAGTCCGGCGGCAAGCAGCCGCGTCACCTCGGCCAGGCGCTCAGACGCGCTCATCGCGGCCGGGCTCAATCCGTTCGGTCCAGCGTTCATTTCGGTCACCGATGCTAGCTGTGCGGCGCATACCAGCGCGCCCCGCGGCTCTGGTGCCCAGAAGCGCGAGGTGCGGGCGGTTGCCTCACCCATGAAAGCGATCTCAGCCGCGGCGTGACCGAGGACCTGAGATCGCGTGATGTCGTAAATTGCCGATTGCCATGCCGCTCAGCGGGAGCTGGGGCTGACGGACCGGGTCCAAGCGACCCGGCAGATCATGATGCTCGCCTCGAAAGGCACTGCTCCTCGGGGAGCAAGCGTTCCGGGCGATGGGTAGCCGCTCCGAGGCCTTACGAACTCGCGAAGCCGTCGCCACCGCGCTGCCTCTCAGCAGGCAGTCAACGTGGGGTGACGCAGGTCAACCGGGTCAACCCGGTCAACCTTGCAATTTGCGCGCATAACTGGCGACGTTTGGGGGGCTCGGCGCACCGCCAAGCGACCGAGCCGGGACACGGTCCCTAACGGGGGGGGGTGGGGTGTCTCTCACGCTGGCGCCGATTCACCCAGCGCCACGCTGCCACGGCCACCACGGCGCCCGGTTCGGCAGAGGTTCGAACCGCTCGAGATTGCCGCTCAGCTCGGTGCAGAGCCATTCAAGGGCATATCGCCATGCCTGGTATTCGATACGCTCGGCGACGATCGGCGCCGGGTTTGGTTCAAGCCGGAACCTCCGATAAGCGCCTGGATATGGGCGCCGGCGACGAATGTCGTAGCCGTCGACCTCTGCCTGTCTAGCAGGAAGCCACTCGCTCGCCTCGAACCACTTCATGACAAACCACGCTGGTCTACCGTTCTTGGTGACCATTGGCCGCTTTACCGGCTCGACGACCCGGGTTGGGGCCTCACGTTCAAGAACAGCAAGGGTGATTACGGTGGCAGAGAGCGAAGATCGAAGGCGACCGCTTTTATCAAGAACGAAGGAGCGTGCCGCCAGATGCGCATCCAGTTTTTCCTCGGCCGTTAGTTCCTCGAACGGCGCATCGTCCAGAAGATCGACATCATCAAGATCGATGATCAAGCTGTCGAGACCTGCAACGGCTTCTGCAATTAGCAAGGCATCGGGATCTGGCGGCGTGTCGTCCTCACCCGGGCTGAAGCTGCCGGTCCTCCTCGAGAGTTGCACTCGCGTGCCTAGCAGCCCGAGCGTGGCTATGGAACTGGACTGAATGCCGGCCGGTCCGCCCCACCCCTCATCGGCCCTGTTCGCCTTCGGCAGCTCAGTTCGAAAGGTCCAGGACAGCAGATCATCGATAGAGACATCTTGGACACGTCCGTCCCAATCCCGTCTGCGCCGCAACAGGGGAGCGAGAGAGGTGGCCCTCGTCGCAATGAGTTTCTCTTCCCTGACTTCCATAAACCTAGTCCTTTGAAGTTAATGATACTTTTCATTTCTCGAGGAGAAAGGGGTTACAGGGAGGGAGATCAACGCATCATATGAAAGAGCTTTGCTCGTCGAACCGAGATCGCTCACTTTATTACGTACGCACACACGCGGGGGTCGACTACGCTCCCCACGCCCCCCAGCCAGCCAAGCCACTGTTATGTTTGTCGAGACAGCAAAGAAGCAGGCGGCTTTGCGGGATTGGCGCTTCCCTTTCTCCGCTCACGTGTGTGCGGCGCACCTGATGCCTGCGCCGCTGGATCAAACGACACGGCAGATACACGCGCCGCCCAATGCCAGCGGCATCAGCACCTCCCGGGAGGGGACCGCTTTGTCGCAGATTGAGCATCAAGATGACCGCCCTTGCCGGCGCGAAGAATTCATCGCGTCGCCGCTCGCCTCCAACAGTCCGGCATATCTTTAGTCGCCGCTGTGCCGCGCGACGCCGCCAACAGGCTGGTAGAGAGGACGGATGCGCAGGCCGCGATAGAGCGTGACGCTCTGCTTCACCTTAACGAAGGTCGCCTGCTTTCCGTCTGGCGCCGTCCAGCTCTTGCGGGTCTGGTCCGGCAGCCGGCGCGTAAACGTCGCCTGGCCGAAGGCGAACAGTCCTTCAGAGCGACAAAATATCTCGTATGCCAGAAACAGCTGGCCCGGCGAGGCCGCGTCGTCACGGTTGCCTGTGACATCGCAGGCGACGCGGATGAACGCGCCGATCGGGTCGGATTCCTCACGATGCTCCTCGGTGAGGTCCACAACCATTTTCGGCGGATTGAGCCCGCCAAGCGACAGGAACTGCAGCGCCCCGGCAATCATCCAGGCGAGGACACCGTCCCGCTCGGCCGCAAGCTTCTCCGGCAGATGGCGATCACGCTCCTCTTTCGGGATCTGCACGGGCCAGTCGACCAAATGCACGCGGCGCCAGATACCGTCGTCATCGCCGCGGATGGTCGGCTTATGGTTGCCGGTGATGACGACTTTTGCCTGAATCTCGATCTCGACGAAGTCCTGGTGCAGGCGCCGCACAGCAAGCTTGTCGCCGCCGGTCAGCAGCTTGACCAGACCCTCGCGGATTTTCACGCCCTCGTCGCCCTCTGAGGCAAAGCAGGCCCGCGCGCCCAGCAGCCGAGCCAGATCCGGTGTCGCATCGCCGCCGCCCTTGCGGGTGTCGCCGGCGAAGGAGTCGATGGACAGGGTCACCGCATAGTCGGCGAGGACGTTGCCGATCAGATCGGTAAAGGTGGACTTGCCGTTGGCGCCGATGCCGAAGAAGAAAGCGATCATCTGCTCGGACGTGAGCCCGGTGAGCATGTAGCCCGAGAGGCGCTGCAGGTAGCCGCGAATGTCGGGATTTGGCTGCACCTTGTGCAGAAAGCGGAAGAACTCCGGCGCGGTCTGGCGGGCGATGCGGTCGAACACTTCCGGGTCGCCGATCTCCTGGCCAAGCGCCATGCCCGGCACCGTGGTGGTGACCAGCTTCGAGATCATGTCCTCACGTCGGTGCGGGTCGAGTCGCGCCAGCCAGCGCACCCGCGGCTCGCCTGGCTCCGGCGCTTCGACGTCGACCTGCTCGAAGCGCAGCGTGCCGTTGGCGCAGTTCAGCGCCAAACGGTCTGGATTAAGCGCTTCCACGCTCGCTGAGCGGTAAGGTGCGGCCTCCTTCAGCATGTTGTCCATCTTGCTGGACCCCGCGCTTGATTTGCCGTGCCGAGCCCTTGCCGAATGACGCTTCTCGATCTGCTTGAGCACACTGGCCATGGCAGCAACCGCGTCGACTAGCCTTCCGTAAGCGTCCCGCTCCTCATTCGTGGCATCCGTGCCGGGCTTCCTGCGCCGCCGCAGTTCCTGCTCAGCCGTCTCGCCCGCCGCGACGATCTCGCCCTCGGCAACGTTATGAACGATCTCCTCGCACTCGAACGGAATGGCCTCAACGGTTTGATGCGCCAGCGGTCGCACCATCGCGCCGTCCTCATCCTCGCGCCATCGTCTGTCGTCGTAGCTATGCCAGCCCACCTTGGCGACATGCAGCACCACAGGTCCAAAGCGGTGAAGAAAGCGGCGACCGTTGCCAACATCAGTTTCGGGCTCGCTAGCGCACAGCGCCAGGAGCGAGACCCCGCCCTTACGATTGCTCATGACACTCTCCGGTCGTTGAGACTGACGGTGACACAGGCGACGCGGTGACTCGGCTTGCTTGGTCCAAAATCCTGAGCTGCAGCGACTGGTGCGGCGGCGCAGCAGGAGCAGCGCCTGCTCTGGTTTCAAAGCTTTTAGGCACGGCAAAACTCCGTTTCTGTGGTCGGATGGTGACTGGTAAAGCTCGGCGGAGCCGGCAGCGGTCGGCATGCCAAAAGACGCGCCGAACCGCTTGCGCGGGGACGGCGCGTCTTTTGGCTGACATGCTGGAAGTCGCCGTCCGCTATTTGCTAGCGAAGGGCTGTCGTTGCGATTCTGCGCGTGGCTTGGCCCGATATCGAAGTTCTGGGCGGTTAAATTCGTAGCGCCTACGCGAGACCTCGGAGACCAAGGCATCGGTGTTCGGAAAGCAGCCGAAAGAACTGTCCGAACGCAAAACGCCCCGGCGGTGGCCGAGGCGTTTTTGAACCTTTTGATCTGTCCGACTCCTATTCCAAATTCGTGTCGCACGTCAAGCGGTGCCGGACTTTCGTTTTTCAGAATCTGACAGGCACGATTCGGCAATGGTGTCAGCTTCCGGCTGTTGATTTCCACTGAGAGCTGACCCAGGCAGCAGCGGTTTTTCCATCGAGAACTGACCCATGTTTGAACTCGTTCCCACGCCATCGGTGCGGGGGACATCGGAGTGATCGACATGGAGTTATTGA